GCCAATATTTAACGGATTGTTATCATATACCGAAGGTCTAACCCCAAAGAACATGCGACCATAATGGAATGGTGAACCATTGACCATGATCTTAATGTTCAAATTGCCCTGTAATAACTTGAAAGTCTCAAGTTTATTCAAAACACGCGAGTTATTTAAAAATAAAACCCACGGGTTAATCTCATTGACATAAGCTGGTGATTCACCAACTTGCCAAGTTTTAGAGAAAATCTCGACAGGACGTTCGAGAAAGTGCTCTAAACCATCCGCATCACCGACTTTGGACATTCCAAAGGTCGGGTCTGAGATCTGGTCGCCGATTACCAAGCTATATTGTTGAACGGCATCACTAAATTCAAGATTCATTTCTGTTTCATTACACGTGTCTTCAATTTTAACATTGGAAACCTGTTCAGAACCAGATTGAACCTGAATCACTTCATCTTCTACTTTGAGTCTCCTTTCCTCTAGTTCACGTCTGATCAAATGATCTAAATAAACTCGAGCATCCTTCGACTCAGGATTATGATAATAACAATGTCTGCACACGCAGACTTTGTCACCAACACAACAGTTGGATGTTATTTGGGAGGGTTTTGTTTTAAGTTTTGGCTTAATACTAAACATGATAAATAAATTGTACAAATGGTCTATATGACATGCGGCGATACCGCTAAAGTGCATTCAGCTAGTTTTTAGACATTTCGGTCTCTGTAGTTTTAGAACTTCTCGGTTCGTCGAACAGTATTAAATACTGTTCATCGTATTTAAGGAGCTTGCCATCATTTAAATATGGTCGTAGCTCATATTTATCAACGAGCGAATTTAAGAACTCAAATTCTTTATCACATCGCTCTTTCCCATATTGAAAATACTCCCTATTAGCAGCACTGATGACTTCAGCGCACTGATGGTCGAAAGTAATATTCCCGTTGTACGTAACGACAGTGAGCATCTTAATAATAGATTCTTCTGCCAACGGACAACCTACTGTCCCTTTTCCATGGAGACCAATTACAAATTTCCTTTTGAGGAAATCCAATTGACTCACTTCTATGAAGGGGACAATTTCTGACTCTTTGTCAGCTGTAGTGTAAATAATTCCATATTTAGCTAATGCATTGGAAATATTTACGTGATTCAACCACTTATATCTACACGACATGCAGTTGTCATCACCATACGTAAGTATTGAGCAATAATCTAAGAAATTAGAATAATCAATGCACTCGACACCACGTTCTTCTTCAATAATCATTGAAGCAATCATTATATACATTATGTTAACCATGCCATTAATTACTGTGGTGAGAGAGTGACCAGAAGGATTGCTACCTTCAGTCTCTATTATGGTTCCAAAGCAATTGGATATAGGATAACAAATGTCTGTGGCTATGCCACGAGCGACACAAATGTCGCTCTCACTCCATCAATTGTCACGCATAATGCGTAATAATACGTTGAAAGCTGCGCACATCATCTGTGCTGACATTCTATTATCAAATTTGGAGTAGTCGCCCGCGATGAGGCGCCCGGTGCCGTGTCTGGTTATATGATCGTATAAAACTTTCCAATCATTGCCATAGCAATTTGCACCGATAGCCATACCGAACTTATGGCGAAGTGGACCACTAAACAATGGAATACACCACAGAAAAAACTGTCGTTCCAAGGCTATAAATGCCGCCGGACCACTGTTAAAGATGCGACATTTTTGTTTACGTAACTTTTCATGCGTTATGGGCTCGTCTT